CGAAAATCAGGCACTAGCTGTTCTTCGCCTTCAATTCCTATCTGTATGATGGGCTCGTCAATTAAGGCAATCAATTCCCGCCAGAACGGGTAATTTTTGGGGTTCTGCTTGCCGCTAATCAGTTTTTTGGTGTAGGGGGAAATAATTATCATAGATATAATTTCCGGTAAGCATTTTCCAAACTATCCTTCCACTTCCACAAGTCCATCTTTTTATATACATTCCACTGGTCAATATCCCCAAACAGATGTTGCGCTTCCGCTATTGATTTACCCGGCACTACTTCAGGATAACAGGTAAAAAGTTCTGGGTTCTTGATTTCAGGGAGGATTTTGCTAAAGACGATGTGATCGCCTAACCCACCATTCAGAACTACCACTGTTTTGTCTTTGAACTTGAGCACATTCCTGAAAATCTGCTCATCGTGATGGTACAATTCTTCCTTGGTTTCGCTGCGAATGCCGCCTTCATGGTTCCTGAAGTGCCAAGTATTTGCGTTTGGAACTACCAATAGCTTGTAGCCTTTTCTGAAAAGGCCATAAGTGAACAATGTTTCTTCCCGATGGGCCACACGAGATAGCCCCAAGTTGTAGTCATGCACTCCGGCGCGATACAGGAATGAACAATGTAAATGCTCCACTTCCTTCTGGGCTCTTATTTCACCCCATTGGATATTATTTTCTATATCAATATCTGTTATTCGCCCGGTTGAAGCGGAAATTCGCGGGATTGGCGGCGTCAGAATGCTGCCACCTATAGCCCCTATGTTCAAAGCGGTATAACTGAACAGACGCTCTAATACACTAGGCTCAGGTATTGCATCGTCGTCAACGCGCCATACCCATTCAAACCCCATGCTATTCGCGCGTTGATGAATATGATGCTGGCCTTTTTTATCCGCGAACAACCATTCCCATTGAATACCCTTAATATCCAGTATTTGAAAAAAATAGGTATATAGCATTTCCTTACGCATATCCTGCGGATCATCATTATCATCAAAGATGATTAACTTATCAGGTAGGCGCGTCTGATTGATAATGGCGTTCAGCACCAATGGCAGCGTAGTGAAATACCTGCCTCGCGTAGCCACTGAACATAGAATTTTAGCCATTAGTCCACCGGCATATCATCAGATTAAGACGATTCTTGTCATCAATGGGCATAGCTTTATCCGATATTTCACCGGCTTCATTGATGTAGTTAAATTCAAATCCGGGGAAGTGTGATTCATTAAGACCATGCAGCTTGTGATGCGGCCCCCAGAAACCCACAGGTTCATTCATGGGCACTGTAATTAACAGACGCTTGCAATGGTTCTGCAATTTTCTGACTATTTTCAGTCCGGTATCAAGGTGCTCAATGACTTCAAAAGCAACTATGGTATCGTATTGTCCAAGCGGGAAATCATTTATGTCCGCGCTGATAAATTCAGCGTTATAGCTCCACTCCTGTTCTTTGGCTACTTCTATAATGATAGGGTCATAGTCCACTCCGGTGTACTCAATATCTTTTGGGAAGAATTGAATACCATAGCCATCAGTACAGCCAATCTCTAAAATTTTATTGCCAATGCGATTCTTATTGGCCCATTCATAGCGCGTGACTTCTCTTGGAAACACCGGATCGCCTTTAAGAAATACAGCGCGCTCCCAATAATTTGAAAGCCGCCATCTGTACCAATCACGATTGTATTTCTTAGCCAGACGAAGGGAATTGAGCAGGAATATATTGCTCCAATCTTTGACTAACTCAGTATCGTGCATTGTTCCCTCACCCGCATGATAGATAGGAAAGACACCTGTATAGGTATTATCAGCCCATTTTTTTTCAAACACTTCACAGACTTCAAATCCGGCTTTTTCAGATTCAATGCAGAACTCTGTATCTTCTCCGCCACCAACACCATATTCTTCATTGAGAAGCCCTATGGCATCAAACACCTTGCGATGCACCATAACGCAAAAGAATACCGCAAAATCGCGCCCTGCTGGTTCGGAATGCCCCTTGATGATGCAGGAAATGCCGCACTTATCATTGTCGCTAAAGGGTTTATCCAGCATTTCCAGCCATTGATTCTTGGGCTGTTCAAGCAAAACTGTGTCATTATTGAGCAGCACAATCTTATCTGAATTGCAGACTTTTATGCCTTTATTAGTAGCTTTAGCATAACCCAAAGGGGCGCTATCCCATACTATTTCCAAATTAGGAATGGCAGTTTCAAGATAGTCCAGATAAGCCCTTGTATTATCAGTGCATCCATTAGCAGAAACGACCAACTCGATGTCGGTCATTTCGGTGTATTTAACAATTGAATCAATACAGGGTTTTAAGTATTTATCGCAATTGTTATAGGTTGGTATTACGATGCTATATTTCATAAGCCTTATATTACGCTGTGCCTTCGTTAAACCCACCTGCTTGGTCGGTGTTAGGATTCAAAACCCCGGCAACGGCAGAAGCAAATGCGGCTATTCCAAGAACAGCGTCCACGATAATCTGCGTGAGCGTCTGGGGTTCCATCTCTACCCTTGGTCAGGTGGGGTTTCAGTGGGTTGAGCTTCAGCAGGAGCTGGAGCTTCTACAGGTTGTGCACCTTGTGCTTGAGCTTGTTGTTGAATAGCTTGTATTAAACCTGCAACTTCTACAAATTTTTGGTTACCCAAATATTGCAAGATTGTGTTTACTAGATCAGTTGATAGTTTGATACCATCCATTTTTTACCCCTCCCACGGTGTGCCAGACAACAAGGTTTGATTTTTGCGGATCTTGTACGCTTCCAGTTCTGCGTCTGCTTGTTCTTCAGAATCTTTTTGCACTAATTCTTTTACCCAGCCAATTACATCGGTTTCTTTTAATTGTTCATACGGAATAGGATTTCCGCTAGCTGCTATTAAAGCTGTGTGGAAATTATGAACAAAGCTGTCTGTGCCATCTGAAACGTTTATAGAAAATGCAACCGCTACAACTATGCCGCTGGCGTTGCGTTGCATGTCGGTAATATGGTATTCGTATGTATTCATATTAGTTAATCACTATAAAGTTGACTCTGGTTTCGGCGGTTGCCCCGGCATTTGCATAAAGGGTAAATGATCCTGATCCTGCTACTGCTTGCACGGATTTCATAGTTGTATCGTTAGCTCCGACCGTGCAAATAATAATACTGCTGGTTGTAACCAAACTATTCGTCACTACCAAAGATGTTGCAGAAGCGGCAAAATTAACCGTTCCTGCATTTTTATTGATTGTTTGTGCACCTGTTGTGCCAGCAGCGGTAACGGTTTTATTGAACTGCATATCGCCTGCAAAATAATTCGCAGCCGTTCCAGCAGCATAAAAATTATAACGTCCTGTTCCTGATGCAACACCAGAATAGAAACCATATCCGTTTGTAATTGTTACAGAGTTTGATGTTGCCCAGTTATTTGCGTAAAAACCATACGCATTTGTAATTGCAGCATTTGATGAAGCATTAGCAATTATGCTTGTAGAATTAAAATTGTATAAATATGTTACAGTTCCTGTACTAGAAGCACCTAAATTTAAAAATGTTCTTGTCAAAAATATACTGGTTGGAGTTGCTGTTCCAGACCAAGTTGGTTGGTTGTCAAAGGCATAATAAGCACCGATAGATGCTCCAGAAGCTACGTTTAATTGAGGACTGTATTGAATTCCAACAGCGAGTGTTGTGGCAGATGTTCCAGTTAGTACAGGATTGATTATTAATCCAAATGGATTACCCGCATAAGTATTTGTTCCTGCTATTTGTACTTGATATGGAGTAGTAGATTGAGTAGGGCCTAAGACAATATATGCGTTTGTCAAAGTAGTTGAACCAACAACTAATTGACCTGCTATGTAGTTAGCAGCCGTACCGCTCATGTACAAGTTCCAAGAACCAGTAGCAGAAGCTAAGTTTCCATAAAAACCATAATTGTTGGTAGCACCTGTCATGCCACTAGTAGCAGAAAACCCTCTTTGAGCGGTTACGGTTGAACCTGATCCAACATTCAATGTACCAGCAGAAAAATGATTTAATGTTGCTAAGGTAAATGATGCAGCAGCCGTTAGCGGGCTTGTCGCATAATATGTAGCCGTGGCTGTTACATCTGATTGAATAACACCCGATGAACCAAATGCGACTGATGTTGTAGCACCAGTGATATTAGAAGCGTTTGAGAAATTAACGCTTGCAGATGGCGCCGTATTTAATCCAATATTCGTTCCATTGAATTGAAAATTAGATGACGTAGCTAGTGC